GACCCAGATGCTTGGGCTCAAGAATACGAATGCGAGTTTGTAGACGCTGCTAATGTATTATTGCCTTACACTTTAATTGATGAGTGCGTGAATGATGAGGCTACAATTGATTTTGAAGATCAAAGCAGCCGATCCGTTCGTTATGTTGGGATTGATATAGGGAGGAAACATGACTTAACAGTTTGCTGGACGTTGGAAAAGGTTGGGGATGTTTTATGGACTAGAGAAGTTCTAGCACTTAAAGACACTCCTTACCATTTGCAGGAGGAACTACTTTCTGACCGTATCAGCAAAGCTTCTTATGCAGCTATTGATTCAACAGGCATCGGCAATGCTTTAAGTGAGTCTTTAGCTAATCGTTTTCAATACAAGCTAGAGCAATGCACTTTTACGCAGGGCTTTAAAGCTAAGATATTTCCCGGCTTGCGTAGAGCGTTTCAAGAGAGGTCAATTCGTGTGCCAAGAGATAAGGCAATACGAGAAGACTTACACTCAGTAAATGAAGTGACTACTCAGGGAGGGAATAAACAGTACAGAGCATTACGAAGGGCAGATGGTCACGCCGATAGGTGTACGGCTTTAGCCTTGGCTACTTATGCTTCAGTGCTAAACCAAGGAACCGGGGCAATCCAAGAGACAGATAACATCATGCTTGGCAGGGCCAAACTAGCAGGATTAAGGCCGACATTAGTATGATAGCTGAATTAAGAAACCGTTTAGGGAATGTGTTCAAGGCTAAGAAGGGGCCAAATGGAACATCTGTAAGCAAAAGGGTAATCGCACCAAGTACACGCGATAGGATGGATAGCAATTCGCTAGGGAGCAAACAAAGCCCTGCGAATGTAATAGCTATTCTTCGATCTGCCTTAAACGGGGATATTCGCCAGCAATACCAAGTCTATGAATTAATGGAGGATTCATGGTCAAGGTTAGCTAAAAACTTACATGAGCTTAAAAGTGCTGCGGCAGGGGCAACCTATACCGTAATGCCTTTTACTGAGCGTGGAGAGAAGCCAACTGATTCAGCTCAAGCTAAAGCGGACTTTGTTCAGTATGCGATTGATAACTGGATAGGCAATCCGATAGAAGGAACTAATGGCTTCCGTAATGCAATTTATGATTTATGCGACGGAGTAGGCAAAGGCTTTTCAGTGCAAGAGATATTGTGGGAAGTTAAAGCTGAAGGGGTTTGCCCTAAATCAACTTACTTCTGTCATCCTCGCTACTATTCATTTCCTTACAACGAACCCGATTTAATGCTGTCTCCAAATGCCGATGGAATTTATGAAGAGTTTCCTGACAATAAGTTCTTGATTGGTATTTATAAAAACCGCTCTGGCAACTCAATGGGCTACGGATTGCTTAGGCAATTAGCTTACTGGTGGAGCGGTCAAAACTATTGTCGTGATTGGTTGCTTAATTATGCTCAAGTGTTTGGGCAACCTTTACGCTGGGCAACTTATGACCCCGGCTCTTCTTCTAACATCAAGAATGATATAGCTGATATGCTCGAAAACATGGGAGCAGCTTCATGGGGAGCTTTTCCAGCGGGAACACAAGTAGAATTTAAAGAAGCAGCTAAGTCAGGGGCAGACAATCCTCAAAGCTATTTTATTAATTTAGCTGACAAACTTTGCGATATTACAATCCTTGGCCAGACCTTAACTACAGATGTGGGAGACTCAGGTAGCAGGGCTTTAGGAGAAGTCCACGAAGATGTTCACCGTACACGCTTGCAAGACATTTGTGAATGGACGGCTGACGTTCTTAATGAGCAGCTAATTAGGTCAATCTGTGAACTTAATTATGGCAACTGTTATGAGATGCCTACACTTGTGCCAGACTTAGCAGGGCCAAGCGATCCAGTGCTAGAAGCACAAAGGGATCAGATACTTTTAGGAAGCGGCATTGATATGCCAAGGGAATGGTTCTATGACCGACATGATGTTCCTATCCCTCAGAGCGGGGAGGAGATTATTACCCCGCCAGAGCCTAGCCCAATGCAGCCCCCAATGTTTTCAAAGGATGGCTCAATAGTTGAGGCGGCAGAACGAGCAGAGCCGGGGCCAAGGGACAAGCTTCTTAACAATGTTATGGAAGACATTACTGGAGTTAGTGAGCAATGGCTTGCCCCAGTTAAACCCGCTTTCGTGCAGTTAGTCAGCAAAGCATTAGACGATAATGTTTCTGATGAAGATTTTGAGCGAGCAATCACAAAGGCAGCGAACACCATGCCAGAGCTATTCGACAAGCTAGACACTAAAGTCTTGCAGGATGCAATGGAGCGAAACATGGGAGCCGCAATGGTAAACGGAGCAGTAAAACGCTATGAAGCTTCTCCTTTGCCAGAAATGGAGAAAGCAGAGAAATGATTGCAGCCAAGGTAGAACTTCCTTCTGGAATTGATCGCATGAAGTTTAGCGAGAAGGAGCTTGATGACGTTCTTAAAGTAGGAGCTAGGGGTGTTTCTAATTACCTTAAAAAGTTTTACCGTGAGAAAAACGATAGAGAGCCAAACAAGCTTTCAAGCAGAAGAACCAACTTTTGGAATAGGGAAATAGGGGGAAGTGTTAACAACCCTATAAGCGAAGGTTTTGGAAAAGTTGCTGTAGTTATAGCAAGCCCAATTCTTCCGCATAAAGTTAAGGGAGGGACAATAACTGCAAAAAGGGCTCAATACTTAACAATTCCAATACATTCAGAATCTTACGCTAGGCCAGCAAAACAGTTTCCTGACTTATTTGTTATCAAGTCAAAGAAGGGTAACTTGCTTTTAGTTAAGCCTGACAAGTCTAGCGGCTCTGTGCCTCGTGCAAAGTTTAATGCTAAGAAGGAAGCAAAGAAAAAGCTGCCAAGAACTGAAAGGCCAAGAAGGGAAAACAAACCTCTAGGTCTAAAGGTTCCAGAAAGGGAAACTCCTACAATGCAAGAGGAGTCAGGTTTTACCCCTTACTATTTGCTCAAGAAATCAGTAACTCAAAAGCCTTGGCCAAACAGCATCCCAACAGAGCAGCAGATTACAGATGTTTTTAATGATGGTGTAGAGTTTTGGGCTAGTCAGCTAGAGGAAAGGAGGACAGCGTAATGCCTTTACCAACCCCAAACGGAGAGCCAAAAGAAGAATTTATTACAAGCTGCATGATTAACGAGACAATGAAGACAGAATTTCCAGATGAAAAGCAAAGGTATGCAGTGTGCCTAAGCACTTACTCGGCTAAAAGAGCCTATAATACTGATGACATAATTCATGCAATTAGCTCCCAGATACTTGGGGATGATTTGCCCGAAGATATTCAATACCTCCCGCCGGGAGAGCATGACATTACTGCGACAAAGAACAATAAACCCGCAGAACTAACTTTAACAGTAACAGCCCAAACCGCAGAGAACTTGCAGAAGTCTTTTGACAAGATAACCGCAGGAGATCGGGAGCAAATCTTTATCGACTTTAACCATGACGATAAGGAAGCAAGTGGATGGGTTACTGGATTTTATTGGGCAGGGAATGACCCCGAAACTGGGGGAGTTCGTGCAAAGGTAGAATGGACAAGCCAAGGCAAACAAGCTTTGGAAGGAAGAAACTACCGTAAATTTTCCCCAACCTTTACCTTGAATGGCAAGGGAGAGATTGATGGAACGACTTTAAATGCGGGTGGCTTAGTAAATCGGCCAGCGTTTAAAGACATAACCCCGATAGTTGCCAGCGATGGCGATTATCACAAAACTGAAAGTCAAATGACCGAAGAAGAAAAGGATAAGAAACCAATAGCCTCGCAAGAAGAAGAGCCCAAGAAAAAGGACGAAACTTCTGCGACGGATAAGCTGGCCGAAAAGGACGAAGAAATTAAATCCCTAAAGGCCAAGATCAAGGCAATGGATGATGAAAAGAAGAAGGAGCAAGAAGTTGCTGCTGAATCTACAGTCGACCAAGCCGTAAAGGACGGACGCATAGCTCCAAAGGATGAAAAGGTAAAAGCTAAATGGGCTTCCATTTTACGCAACGACCCTTCAGCCGTTGAATTGCTAAACGCACTACCCGTAAATCCCGCCTTTCAACGTGTGGTACAAGCCAAGCGTGATGAGAGCGGAACAATCGCAACGACAGAAGAAGCTCAAATGAGAGCAGCTAAAGAATACCAAGCCAGAAATGGTAATTGCTCTTTTGAGCAAGCTTGGAACGCTACTCGTTACGATTCACCACAACTGTTTAACTAAACAAATAATAATAGGATAATAAAATGGCAGGATCATTAACAAGAGATACAGCAATTTTTGCACTCACTCCCGCTGCTGACCAAACTGGTAAAGAAGGTTATGCAGTTAAGATTGCCGCAGGAGAAGCTGCTATCTCAACAGCACATAATGGAAACTTTGGTGTAATTCTCGATGGAGAAACTACATCAGGTAAAAGCACGATTGCTTCTATGGCAGGAGCAAGCGGAACGGTTAAGGTTAAACTAAGCGGCACAGTTGCCCTTGGTGAAAAGCTTATGATACATACTGACGGAACTTGGAAGGCTCACACTAGCACTAACAATGTTTCAGGCATGGCAATGGAAGCAGGAGTAGCAGACGAGCTTGTTGAAGCTGCGTTAGTTGCTGGATATTCTAACGTCTAACACTATTAAACTAGGAGAATAAAACATAATGGGACTAAGAGCAGAAGCATCAGTCAATCCAACCCTCACCAATTATGCGAGTGGGGTTTTGAATGACTTGCAATCAGCAACAGCCGATTTCCTTGCACCACAAGTACAAGTGCCAGCGACTATCGGACAATACAAGGCATACGACAATAAGAACGCCTTTCAGACACATGACACCGCTCGCGGCGTTGGTGGCCCTGCAAGACGTATCTTTATGGATGTATCAGAACCAACCTACAATTGCTTGCCGCAAGCTTTGGAAATCACAATTGATGATTCCGAACGTGATGCAGCGGGTACATTGAATCCGTTGGATTTGGAACAAGCCAAGGTCAAAACACTTGTGCAAAGCAGCGTACTCTCTCACGAGAAGCACGTTATCACTACAGTAAACGCAGCCGTATCTGCCACAGGCGGAGTTGGAGTGTGGTCAAATGATGCCAACGATCCAGTTGACGAAATTGACGCACAAATCGAAGCAATAGCTAAAGACACTGGCCAGCTTCCAAATGCCATTCTTATGGGAATGACAGCTTGGAGAAGGTTCCGTCAGAACGCTAAAGTGGTTGCCAAGCAACCGGGTGCAGCACTCATTGGGTTAAACCAAGGGCAAGCTTCCGCAATGCTTATCAATCCGTCTACTGAGATTCGTCTGTCAACAATGGCATACGATACTACAAAGCAAGGCAAGACTCGTAACAATTCATTCGTGAATGGCGATGACGTTTATATCTTTGTTCGTAGTGCTACACCTACAATCTATGATCCATCAGCATTGAAAACATTTGCTGGAGGTCGTGGAGGTGTTTCCGCAGTTCGCGAATATCGTGATGAAAGCAGCCGATCAGATGTTTACGCAGTTGATTGGAGCAGAGATGTAAAAGTAACATCTTCAATTAGTATTAAGCGAATTACTACTAGCTAATTCGTAAAGCAAACCAAGGGGGGACGGCGGTTCTTCCGTGTGTCCGCCGCCCCTCCTACTTTTGAAACACAAGGATAAAGAATTTTAAGAAGGAAATAGAACAATGGGAAATCCACTCTGGTGCAATAACGTAGTCCCCACAGGGGCAGGAACGGGTCGAGTAAGTCAAACAGGCGAGCAAGCAGTTAGCTCAAATCTTAGCCGTTCATCAATAACTTTTCAGAATTTAGGCACAGATGAAATTTACGTTCGTCTTGATGCAACTACACCAACCTCATCAAATGCACATTACATTCTAGCGGCTCCAGCTTCTAGTCTTGGTGGCGATGGAGGCTTTTTAAAGGTAGACGGATATACGGGGGCGATGAAAGTACACGCTGGAGGTAGCACCTTCACCGTTCAAATCGTAGAATACCAGACAACATGAGTGCAACTTTAGTAACACCAAAGACCGCTAGTGGCGGCGAAATAATACGGGAGTTAATCAATAGCTCAGACGGTCAAGGATTGAATTTTGCAAACCAAGGTAACCTTAGTATTGTTAATAATGCTGCTACCGAGTTTAGCACTGTAGATTTTTCAATTGAATTTATTTTAAATCAGACCGGAGACAACACAAACGACAACTACATTTTTTATACTCACGAAGCTGGAAATAGCCGATTTTATATTTACAACGATATTTCTGCTGACACGTTAGGATTAGTTTTTGTTGATAGTTCGGGGTCAGCCAGCACTAAAACTTTAACGTACAATATGTCGGCAGATTACGGAGAGCCAACGCATTACGTTGTTACTGCTGACCGAAATGGGGATGCCACTCTTTATAAAAATGGGGATAGTGTTGCCACAGTTGATATTAGCTCGACAGCCTCAATCAATATAGGAGCGGGCAACTCTAATACTGGTTTGATTGGGACAAGTGCTAATGGCTATGGTGTTCTTGGAAATTTCTATCGGTTTCGAGCTTTCAACACTTTAGCAGATGCAAAACTACTGTTTCAAAGAGCAGATGTACCGAGGACACTAATAGCTAATTTGCTGATGGATTTCGACCTCGCATTTGCAAATCCAACGCAGTCGCTAATGGTGCAAGACAGAGCTGGTAATTCAGACGCAACAGCGTCAGCAAGCGGAGTTTCACAGACTCAGAAGATTGTTCAGTTGAACAGTACGAGTGCAGTTGTTGGCAATGGCCCTCACACTCCAGCAGATAATTCATTGGTCGTGTCTGGTGATTTAGGGATAGGCTGTGTTCCTAATACAACTGCAAACAGA